GGAAGCCCCCGGCGGACGCCGCCCGCCCGAGGGCTGAGGCGGCCTCCACCTACGCCACGAAGGAGGAGGCGCTGGCGACTGAGCGGAAGCTCGGTGAGCGCATCGACTCCACTGCCACTGCGGCGGCCACCAAGAGTGAACTCACCCAGTACGCCACCAGCAAGGCGGTCGCTGACACCTATGCGACCAAAGAGGCCCTCGGCGCCTACCTCAAGTCTGAGGACGCGGCCTCCACGTATGCGACGAAGGCTGCCCTTGCGCAGGCCCAGGTGGGCGGCGGGGGGCAGGCAGCCCCTGACTTGTCTGGGTTCGCCACGAAGACAGAGATGCGCCAGGCTGACGACGCCCTGGGTGCGAAGATCGAGGGAGTGAAGTCCACCGCCAATGCCGCCCTCCCGAAGACTGAGGCATCCTCAACGTACGCAACGAAGAGCGCCCTCGAGGCCGTGAAGGGCTCCATCCCCACCGTCCCAGACACTTCCCGCTTCGTCACCACCGAGGCGGCTGACGGAAAGTACGCCCGCAAGACGGACCTCGGCCAGTACGTGACCGCCTCCACGGCGGACGGCAAGTACGCCACTCAGGCGGGGCTCTCCGACTACCTCACCGCCGCCACCGCGGCCAGCACCTACTCGACGAAGGTGCAGGCCGCCGCCATGGGTGACAGCATCCGCAATGCGCGAGCGATCGCTGACGCCGCCCTCCCGAAGGCTGAGGCGGCCTCCACGTATGCCACGAAGGCTGAGCTCAGTCAGGCCCAGGGTGGCGGGCACGTAGACCTCTCCTCCTATCTGACCCGGGGTGACGCCTACAGCACCTTTGTCCAGCAGCAGAACCTCGGCCGCGAACTCGGCCAGTACGCCACGCTGGAGGTGGCTAACGCGCTAACCCTCCGAGTGGACGCCCTGTCCAAGACCAACACCCCCTTCAAGCCCGGTGAGCGCTACTACAGCCCGGTCACCTACTTCTGGCCCGACTACTACGAGGACGGCAAGCCTGGAAAGACCTCGAAGTGGGCGCAGATTCTAAAGTTCGCGGGCTCCCTCGGTATCGTCATCCTAAACCGCAACAGCGGCAACTGGGATGAGTTCAATGTCGACTTCAAGAAGCAGGCCGAGCTGGCCCTGGCCGCCGGGGCGAAGCGTGCCGTGTTCTACGTGAAGACCCAGTACCTGGCAGCCACTCTCCCGGCTGGTGACCCGGGGCGCGCGAACGTGCCGGACGTGGACAAGTACACCGAGGCGTACATCCTCTCCCAGATCGACAAGGCCAAGACCCAGTACGGGGACGTCTGCCAGGGCGTGTTCCTCGACGAGGCCATCAACGGCTGGGGCGCCCAGGCTGGCCGCATCCCCGCCTACAAGTCCCTCATCGACAAGATCAGGGCCAGGTATGGTAAGGAGTTCCTCATCGCCATCAACTCGGGGTCGAACATCTCCGAGGAGATGTGCAAGCTCGACTTCGATGTGTGCATGATGTTCGAGAAGGACGCCTCAGCATTCCTAGTGGAGGACCCCGGAACGCCGATCCTCCCTGACCACATGAAGGCGTACCCGTCCACTCGGTGGTGGGCCGTCGTCCACGGCGTTACCTCCGAGAACTACAAGAGCGTGTTCGACAAGGCCGACAAGCTTGGTATCGCCCACCTGTACATCACGGACGGTCAGCTGCGCGAGGATCCGCAGCAGGGCGGTCAGTGGGCGCCGGTCGGTAACCCCTACGCGAACCCGCCGTCGCAGCACGTCCTCGAGCTCGTGGTGCCGTGGCTTAAGGGCTATCTGTCGTTGAAGCTTGAGGTGGAGGAATTGCGTACGCGACCTAAGGTGCTTTCGCTTGGTAAGCGTGAGGCTATCCCGGCGGGTACTCCGGCGGGTACGATCATCGTCAGGAAGGACGCATAGTGGCAGATAGCATCTTCCCCGTTCTGGGGGCGTGGTGGCGCAGTAAGGGCTCCCGGCAGGGTGACGGGGCGACCCTCCCTGCAGGGGCGTCTACCACACCCTACGACAGTGCAGCCATGCCTGTGGGGTCTCGCAGGTTCACCTTCGAGGTCGACTACCAGGATGCCGCAGCCGCCAGCATTGACCTGCGCGTGAACTGGTTCAACGACAACAAGGTCAAGATCAACGGCCCGTTCGATATCGCTAATGTCGCGCTCCCACAGGGGCAGACGAAGGTGGTGGCGGAGGTTGAGCTCCCCGCGAGCACGGCCCCCCGGTGGCTGCCGTCGATCGGTGTCCCGGCCGGTTCTGGTGATGCGGTGATCTCATCCCTAAAGATCTATGAGACGCCCGTCAAGGTGCAGCCAGTGACCGTGTGGGATGGTGCCCGTGAGGGGGCCGCCACGATCACCGTGTGGGATGGCGCCCGTGAGGTGCCCGCAAGTATCGAGTTCCAGGCGTAAGGAGACGCATGTCAGAGGAGAATCAGGGGCAGTGCCTGCCGTCGCAGGTGACCATCAATATCGGGACGTCGGGGGTGAAGGTCAGCGACGGCGCGCCCCAGGTTGACGTCTCCAAGTTGGCTACGAAGGAGGAGGTCGCAGGGAAGGCAACGAAGGCTGACGTTGATGCCGTCAACGTGAAGGTGGAGCAGGTTCGCACGGTAGCCGGTAAGGCTGCAGCGGATGCTGTAGAGGCCAAGGTGGTTGCAGGTAAGGCTCTCACGAAGGAGGTCGCCGACGCCGCCTATGCGACTAAGGCTCAGGTGGCTGCGATGGGAGACTCGATCCGGGCTACCCGGTCAGCTGCGGAGCAGACGAAGGCGGACGGTGAGGCCACGAAGCGCATCGCCGAGCACGCTGAGGCGCTGACTCAGCAGCTCGCCCGCAACCTGGCGGTATTCCCGCGCGTGCTGCGACTGGATAAGGGTGAGCCGGTTCCGGCAGACACTCCCCTCGGGGCAATCATTGTCCGACCCGAGTCCCCCATCTCCATGAGCCCTGACCTGTTCCCCCCGATCAGTGAGTGGCCGAAGATCAACGCCGCCGAGACCGGGGATGGTGTGCGCCTGGACTTCCAGCACCAGATTCTCTCCACCGGGCTGGAGCAGCTGCGCCCCTCAGCGGGGAAGTGGCACATGACCCTCCGCTACTCGTTCCCGGGCGGGAACTTTGGTGAGGAGACTGGGCAGGCGAACCTGTATACGGTGCGCCGCTTCCAGGAGGAGGGGCACCCGGCCCAGGCTGACCAGGGCGCGCAGATCACCACCCTGGAGGTCCGCAAGGGCGAGCGCCAGGTGCTTGAGCTTGACATTGAGCCGTTGCAGGTGGACCCGAATGTCGGCGACACCTGGGGCATCTGGCTGGAGGCGCCGATCCCGACTCTCTACGTCCACGACCTCGTGATCCGCAAGGTCGCCTGAGGATAGAACAAGGCCCCCGCTTGTATCACGTCGATTACAAGCGGGGGCTTTGTGCTATCTCACCAGAGGTGGTGCAGCTTCCATCGCCAGCCACTCAGGGCCTTGCCGATGGTGGCGTCCCAGTACCATCCCATGATCGCCTCCTTCCCGAGGTACTCCTTGTATCAGGTCGATTACAAGTAGGCGTTAGGAGTAGAGCTCCCAGGTCGAGGCGTTCCCTCCCTGGGCCTCGAAGGTGAGAATGGCCGGCTTGGTGGAGTCGCCAGACAGGTTCGTCCACCAGTCGGAGCCGCGGTCGGCGGATGGGCAGGAGATGATCCAGCGGGCGTCTCCGGCCTGGCTCACGGCGAAGTTGTGCCAGTGCCCGTGCACCAGGATTCTGGCGTCGTACAAGCCGCTACGGCGCCCGAACGCGAGGTCCCTGAACCAGGATGGCACCTTGGACTGCTGGCCCGCCAGGTGGCCGTGCGTGAAGCCGATGCGGGTCCCGTCCGCAGCATCCACGGTGACAGCCTCCTCCCACTTCTCGGGCCGATGGAAGGTGACGTGCTCATAGCCGGGGCGGCCCGCTATGATGTCCTCAATGTTCTTGGAAATCATGATGCCGAAGTCATCATCGGGGGCATTGGCCCTGCTGTTCTTGCCCTGCCCGGTGCGGACGGCGCAGTGGTTGGATGGGACAGCCACGTAGTAGAGGGATGAGCAGAGGGGGGCGAGTGCCTGGAGGGCTTCGGCGTAGAGGCGCTGTACGGTCCTGATCTGGTCGGTCAGGCTGAGGTCATTGGTCTGCGCCTGGCTGGCGACGTTCCAGAACCCCTCCGTGGAGTCACCCACGTCAGCGAGGATGATGCGCTTATAGGGGTCACGGAAGCGAATGTCGTCCGCGATGTCCTTGATGGCACGCCGCACGAGGCGGATAGTGTCCTCCGTGCCGCCCCCTTGGGCGGTCTTCCCGCATTGAAGGTCCGCGAGGCAGACCACGAGAGTGTCCTCATCGTCCTTCACGATCGGAGCTGGCTTAGAGATGAGGGGCTCCCGGAAGACGGGCTCCAGGTCCTCGAAGGAGAGGCGTTTCACCTCGGCCAGCTCTGTGGTGCCGGGCTTCCATGTGATCTTCTCGTAGCTCCCGTCGGGGAGGCGGATGGTCTTGCCTCGTTGCACGATCGCATCCACGGGGACGTCGTTGAAGAATGCGTCATGCCCCATGTCGGGGGCGCCTCGGCGCTTCAATTTGGCGCGGTGGCGGCGGACGGATGCCTCTGAGGTATTGAACTTCTCGGCGAGCTCTACGTTGGTGAGGCGCTGGTCCTCGGGGAGGAGGTCATTCTCGATGATGGCTTCATCAAGGGGGGTCATTGGTGTCTTGTCTTTCTATCCAGAGTATGGCAACGGCCCGGGGAGACATCTTGGTCAATCCCCGGGCCGTTCACCTATCCCACATCCAGCGGAGTCACTCACCGGAATGGTTGTAGTCTAGCGCCCCAACGAGCGCCTTGCAAGGGCTCACTGAGACGTATGCTGTCCTGTAACCTTGTCGTCGCCACTTCCATGTGAGGTATCGGGCGAGGGGCTTCCATGTGCAGCGCGCGTCAATGTATCGCCACGTCTTGGTCACTTCTGCCTCCTACATGCTCCGCAGGTCGCGGTCTCGGCCCCGACTTTCCAACCGAGGGTGCGGGCCGTGGTCTTGATGGTTGATTCGACTGCCACCCACGGCTTGGTGTGCGGGTGCGCCTGCTCGATGCGGGTGATGCCGCACTGGGTGCATTCGATGCGGGCGATCCACTGGGTGCCGTGGAGCTTGATGTCTACCATGTGTACCTTTCTAGCTGGGCCATGCGCGCATCATCCATGCCTGAGCCTTGCCGATTTCCGTGTTTGTGGCCGCCCATTGCTCGTAGTGTTCGGCGCCTGGGCCGCCGTAGGTGGGGTGTGTTGTGGCTTCTACCTCGTCGAGGATGAGCCAGCAGTCCGGGCAGTACCGGAGGGACCAGTGGTAGGTTCCATCCTTCCAAGTGTCCCTCCGGTACATGAGCCCTTGCCTGATTGTGGTGAAGCAGGCGTCGCAGATGACATGTCCCCTGGAGTGGGGGTGTGTCGTCTTGCGTTTCAGTTCCACATTAGAAGGGGGCGCCCGCGTTGGCCCAGGGGTCGCCCTGCTGGCCACCCTGGGGCGCGTTGAAGGATGCCTGCCGCTGGCTGTTGCGGCGGGGGATGACACCGCGGAAGCGGGGGAACTTCACTTCCAGGCTGGTGCGTCGCTGGCCGTCGTTGCCGTCCCATCCGCGCTGGATGAGGAGGCCGGTCACGGTTACCTTGTCGCCCTTCTTGAGGGTGTCGGCGAGGTGGCCGTGCTGCTCACCCCAGAAGGAGGCGGTCACCCACAGGGGGTCGCCGTCGTCCTCCCAGGAGCCGTCCTGGGTCTTGCGGGATGCGGTGGCGGCGATACGGAGCTCGGTGATCTGCTGCCCAGTCTGCGTGTACTTGACCTCGGGGTCCTGGCCGAGGTTGCCTTCGACGGTGATGTCGCATGCCATGGTTAGTTTGCCTTTCGGATGGGTGAGAGGAGTTTCTTGATGTCGTGTTCTTGGACGTAGATGGTGGGGTCTCCGACGAATCGGAAGGTGGGTGTCTTGCTCTTCTGGATGTGTCGGTCGAGTGTTCGGCGGGTGATGCCGAGCATGTGGGCCGCCTCATTCTTACTGAGGTAGCCGGGGATGGTTCTCATTGGTTTCCTTTCAGGAGTCTGGTGAGGTCTCCGAGTGTCATTGTAGCCCATTGCTGGCCAGGCTTGGCAACTCCGTGTCGCTTGTGGACAACGATGCCTACTAGGGCGCCTGCGTTCTCAGCTTCAACCTGGGCTTCGCGGACCCACTTCGGCATGTCCATGCGCGCCACGTCCTTGCACTCAATGACGATCTTGTGGTCACCCATGCGGACGTTGGCGATGTCGCCCTTGTCTTTGGCTCCAGCCTTGGGGGCGCGGTCGATCCTGTCGTCGTCCAACTCCTCGGCGAGGTAGTCGGCGACAACTCTCTCGAACCGCGCCCCGGCGGCCTTGGCGCTCTTACGAGTCCTCGCCACGAATACCGCCTAGATGGGTGACAGCTCGGTTCTCATCTCTCACGTTCTCGTAAGCCGTCCTCCAGCCCTGAGCCGAAGCAAGGAGTCGCGCATTCTCCATGGCGAGCACCTCGCACTGGCCGCCCTTATAGACTGCGTACACGAGCGCCGCGAACGCAATCAGTAGCGTCACCGCGAGCATAGCGGTCATGACTTCTCCTTGGGGGTGTGGGCAATGATGTACGGACCCCATACCTTAGGGAGGCACTCCTCCATCAGCCCATAGGCACATATCCAGGAAGTGGTGCCGCGTTGCCAGGAGTCGCCTTGGCAGTCGATTACAATGGTGCCGGGGGGCAGGTCGCTTCCGTCACCGGTATATTCGCGCGAGCGAGAGCTCTCACACTCTTCGAGGGGGGCATTGTGTCGATCCTCCCCCACACCATTATCGCGGGCCTCGACCTCTAGGTCGCCGATGTGCTTTAAGAGAAAGATGACGTCATGCACGGGCACATCCTGGGGCAATTCGCTAGGTCGATACCCCTCGCCCCGCTCCCAGTTGTCCACTCGGGTCCGAATCCGCTCTAGGCGGTCCTGGATGTCCTTATCGTCAGCGCTCATTTCATCTCCTTGAATCGCGATAGCCAGGCGATGGCGAGTCCACCAACCTGGGTGACCTCACTGATGAGGTCTGAGTTGTGACCGGTGTCAGCCTTGTTGTCGTAGGTGAGAGCGGCGCAAACCTCCCCGACCTCCTCAGCCAATGCGTAGAAACGCGACTCGTCGGTATGGCTATCGCTGTCGAGCGTCATTCCGGGGTGCTTAGCGGACGCCTTAGCATACTCGTCAACGAACGCCGCCGCCGGGTCGCTCACTCCGACCTGCTGGAGAATGGCTACAGCCCCAGCGGCAATGTCCATGAGGCAGTAGGCTATCTCGCGCTCACCCCCTTCACTGTCTTCCTGGCGTCCCTCGATCTCGACGATCACAACTCGAATCCACCCCAGCATGGCATGCCATCGCCCAATAATGTGCAGGCGGCGCTCATCCTTGCGATTACAGCCCTGCGTGATCTTCTGTGCAATGTCGGTGAACGTAGTCATTTCATCTCCTTCTGATTGTGGTGGGGGCAGATAATCTCTGGGTGAGGGCCGTCATCAATCAGCCAACCCCAATCTGATGCCAGGTCGCACAGTGCGGACATGTCGGCGCGTTCACGACGCGCATCCCGCGGACCTGGGGTGAAGTTGATGCGGTTAGTGCATGCGGGCCAGTCGCACGTGATGGTCGCGTACGTGTATGTGACCTCTTCTAGGCCAAGCACTCTCTACCTCCTTCGTCGGTGAGCCTGTAGGTCCTCCCATCCCAGTACTTGACCGGGATGCTCTCAGGGTTGGCTACGAACTGCGGGATGTTGAAGCCCTCCTTACGGGCCTCCGACCTGTTCTGCTCGACGTGACCGTGACAGCCTCGCACTCCATCCCCGCAGAGGAGGATGAGGTTGCTGGGGCTGTTCGTGTTCGGCTGGCGCGTGCCACCCATGCCTCGGGCCCTCCGATGCTGGATGCTCATGGGGCCGTTACCGGCATGCCTGCCGCAGCGGGCACACCGGTAACCATCTCTCTCGTACACGAGCTCCCTTGTTTCCTGGGAGGGGCCTGTTTTCCTGGGAGCCCCCTTTCTATGCATCTCCGGACTCGATCTCGAGGATGCTGATGTCCCCAGTGGAGATGAGCTCCCGGATGGCTTCCTCCTGGGATGTTGAGATGCGCACCGAGATGCGCGGGTCACCCTGAACGACCTCCACACCATCGGGGACCTCCCCGGTCTGCTTGATGAACCCATCCAGGGCCGCCGCTGCCACAAACCATGGGGCAGGCACCTTGTGCACGGCGTCAGGCTTGTTCCACTCGAGCCAGGCCACGAGGGCCTTCTCGTCTACCACCTGGTATCGGGGCTGCGGCGCGCTGACGCTCACCGTCCCCACCTGGAGGCCGTCGATCATCGGCTTGGATGTGTCACCCGGCGCCATGTACTCCTCGAGCTCTTTGAGGGCCTTCTTCTTCTCCTGGGAGGCCACCTTGGCGACGTGTGCCGCGATGGCCGCCCTGCGGAGTGCGTTCTCTTTGCTCACTGGACTCTCCCTGCCCCGTAGTTCTGTGCCAGCCACGCCCTGAGCATGTCAGGGTTGTCCCTGCCTCCGGCCGCGAAGTACTCCTCACGGACCTTGTCGCCGTCCAGATGGTGGATGGAGCAGAAACCGTCAAGTATCGCTCCGCACTGTTCGGCGGCTGTTCTCTTGGGAACCCCCCGTTCCGTTGGGAGGGGGGTATTCCGCTGGGAGGCCCTACTCTCCTGGGAGGCCCCTGTTCTCTTGGGAGCCCCCCTCTCGTAGGACTCACTGTCCGGGTCGGGCTCATCCGTGGGGATGGTGAGCGCTTGAAGGAGGAACGTCCGGTAGGCGACACTCATCGCCTTGGCGATCGCCTTGTCACCAAAGTCCATCGCCTCGGCCGCAACCTTCCCGTGGATGCTGTCCCCGGAGGGCCCGTAGACCCGGTAGGTGACCTTGACGACCACCTCGGCTGTCTGCTTCCCGCTTGTTGTGGTTCCGTTGCTGCGGTGGACTTCCACATCCTCGGGGAGGATGGTCACTCCGTGCTTGCGGAGTGCGGGCCCTACAGCGTTCATTACCGCGTCGATGCCACGGAAGTTGAATCGCTGGGCCTGATTCTTGCTGTCCTTCCTGACTGCCTGAACGTCCGCCATCACCTTGCTTAGCGCCTGGTGAACTGTCAGCTGTTCTGCCATCTGTGTTCCTTTCCTGGGAGGCCCCTATTCTCTTGGGAACCCCCTATTCCGTTGGGAGGCCCCTATTCTCTTGGGAACCCCCTATTCTGGAAGCTACTTCGTGGACGCCACCAGAGACCCTACAGCCATGATCGCGTGCCCCATCGTCGCAACTTCGTGCGTGACGCCACCGGCAGTCACCGAGATCATGCCGCCGATCGGGACGATAGTGATGGTCTCCGACTCTGCTGTGGTGACGCTGTACACGTCTCCGACGCAGCGAACTCGCAGGCGCTGATCGAATGCCGTGATGCGACCCTTAACGGAGTCATGGAAGTTGTGGGCGTTCGCCTCAGCGAGCGTGTCCGCGATGACCACTTCGTCGCATTCGACGTACCCCCAGTACCGATTGGCTTGGCCGGGCTTGCGCACTGTCCACCAGTCCTCAGTGAGCTCGGCCGCGGTAGCGCCAAGCACCACCGTGTACCCCACGGGCGTGGGGGCTACATGCATTCGGGCGTGCGGCCACATACGGGCCAGCTGGTGGGCTACGTCCGTGGCGTCAATGTGTGCGGTCATGGTGAGTGTTCCTTCCGTGTGTGGGGTTAGTGCTGCCAGACGTATCGGGCAGGGTTGAATGGCTCGAGCACGTACAGCCATGCTGATAGGCGCTTGAGTTCTGTGCCGAGTAAGCGTGTGTCGCCGTCGTCCAGGTGCCACCACGGGCCACGCTTAACCCATGCTTGGTTGAGGTCATCGTAGACCGTGGCGCCGTCGGCCATGCGCCGCATGTCAGCGTGCGTGATGAGTCGGTGCTCGAGCGGTGCGTCAGTCGGCATTGCGTTCCTCTGCCTTGATGGCCCGCTCGAGGTAGGTGACGGCCTTGCGCAGGTCCCCTACGCGCTTGCTCGCGTCTCCCTTGCGCCCGAATCTGGTGAGGTACTTCCCGGCATTCCAGAGATGCGGGTTGTCGGGGAAGAGAGCATCAAGCAAGTCCCAGGACTGCAGGTCCTTCGTGTTCTCTGGTGCCCCGTTGGTGACCAACGCCTCACCCAGCCAGACATAGTGAGGCGGACCAGACACCTGAATGTCACTGAGGGTGACGCGCTCGTAGGGGCGGTGGGCGTCATCCTCCCCGACCAGAACAGTGACGCCGTAGCGCTCGAGTATCTCCCTTAAGGCGTGCAACTCACCACCATCCTCCGGCCATCCGACCAGCCGCACCGAAGCGCTCACGCCGCTGTACGGCTCGCCGAAACTGAGAGCACACACCCCATCCCAGATTACCGTGAGCGAACAATCACGCTCGAAAACGAACCATGCAGGCAGGGATGAATCAACAGTGACGTGACCGCCTTTGACGATACGGAAATCCAGGTCCCGGGGCACGTTCACGCCGGTAAGATCTATGCCGTCCTGTAGGCGGATGTAGTCTGCGAAATCTGCGCCATCGTCGATCGCCTCATTCAACTGATCGACGCTGTTCACGTAGTAATCCATGATGCCTCCTTTCTAGGTCCCACGCCTTGTGGGTCACCTATGGGCCACCTAGACCAATTCGGATCACAGCAAACCTCTGTCGGTAGGTATCAGACAGTAGGGCGGTCTAGGTGACTCATAGGCGGGCAGACTGTATCGACTACGCGAGGCGGCGCCGTGCGTGCGGTGCCTGCCACCTATGGCCATTCCTCTATGTAGTTCTCAACCAACGCGCGCAAGCGTTATTCAACGGCGGACCGTGTTTCTGCTACGCAATTCCTCTAGGCGAGGCGGAGCGGCCACGACACTGCGCAGCCAACCATCCCGACTAGCTGGCTTGTGTCCTGTCGAGCGCAACCTCGAATGCGTCCCTAGCGAACCGGACCGCAACGTCGTCATGCCCGCGAACCTCGCCGCTCGAGTACACCTGGACCCGATTCCCATCCTTGGTGGCGACCAGGCCGCCATGGGTTAGCGGCTCCCGAACGGGGTAAACGTGCCAGCCGCTTGAGCCGAGCATGCCAGCCAGCGCTACAAGCGCCTTCGCTCGCCGTTCAGCATCGCGTAATAGGTGAGTCATCGCGTCGACACTGGTCCAGTCCTGGCGCCTCACGGCCAGATACTTGATGCCCAGTGAATCCAATGCCGTTACTTGGGCTACCGCTTCGCGGCGCCGCGCCCCCGGAATGTTCCGCACCCCCAGGTAGTGGGTCGGGTTGGCGGCCTCCCAGCTGGGCGACGCAGGCTTGCTCTCTCCCGTGGCCGCATTGAATGCTAGGCGCACGCGCTCGCCTACAGTGCTCATGTCATTAGTCCTCTCGTGCCGCGAGTGTTCAGGCGTCGGCAATGTAGAGAACGGCTGCGTCGACACTCATGTCCCCGCACACCCAGCGCTCACCACCATCGGCGTCCACACTGTAGATATCTACGAAAACGATGGGCTTATCGTCCCACGAGAGTTCGGCGGTGACGTAGGCGCGACGCTCCCCCTCTGCGAAGGCAATGATGTACTGGTTGATGTTAGGTGAGTCGAGGATGTCGAAGTCGATGGATGCGGCGTCCAACATGAACTCAAGGTTTTCTATTGCGGTCTCGAGCGCGTGGGCGAGACGGTCCTCGGTGGCGATCATGGTGATACTCCTAGTTGTGCGGGTAGGTGGATGCTGTCGTGCCCGGCGGGGGAATCGAACCCCCGCTACAACCATTCGGGCTACCTGACTGCCGTCAGGAGATCGCGTACAGGACCGCGGCGGCCACGTCAGACATTGCCCAGTGCGCAGTGTCCTCGGCAGTCTGAACGTCAATGACGTTTACGGGGTCATCCGTCTGCCAGTCGTCAACAATGGCGATTTGCTCGGCGAGGCGGGACTCAACCTTGGTGAGTCGGGCGCCGTGAACAATGTGCGTATCCTCATCGAAGAATTCGACGATGCTCTCCCAGTGGTCCGACTCAAAGTCGCTGGCACCGCAGAGAACCTGCCACGCCTCACGCGGGTCACTGTAGGCGAGCTCGGTTGATGCGAGGACGGCCTCAAGGTCACTCATGGCGACGGTCTGACGAAGCAGATCATGCTCCGTGACAGTGAACCGGTCAGACTCATTAACCCCAGCCGAGATGGTGAGGTCGCTACTCCCGTAGGAGAGAGTCATCTCAACCTCACCGACGAACACGTCGGCATCAAAGTCCCCGGTGTACCCGAGCTCCCATGCGCGGCGGGCCAGCGGAAAGGCCAGGAGGGCGGCCGCCTTGTCTGCGTCACTGGTGATGGCAACCGTCTCAGTGCCGTCCAGGATGATGCCAGTGGGGCGGCAACCGTCCTCAGCAACCTCGAGGTGAATGTTGCCGACGCTGATGCCCTCAGTGGTCTCGCGGTAGTCGATACCCCACTCGGTCAGGTTGGCGGTGACGTCTGCGATGTAGTCGTTGGCGCTCATTGCTGTGATCCTTTCTGTTGGGGCTGACTGCCCCGTGCTGATGGCTTAACTATACACACACCTAGACGGGCTGAGTCAACTCAGATTGGGCACCAATTCACGTGACCTACGTCATCGAACGCCTGTTCGGCAGCGCCACACTCCTACGCCACACACACACACGCACGCACCCACATGCACGAGAGGCCACAGGAGCCAATCTGAGCACCTCACAGCACCCCACCCATACGTGGGCACCACTCACACCCCGAAAGCACTCCAGCTGCCCTCACGACGCCCACCACGGGAAGACAAAGCAAAACCCCCGGCCCGCCGAAGCGGAACCGGGGGCACCAGGAGAGAGGACCACTCACCTCGAGCCGAAGCGGCTCACCCTGCGTCGAGTAGCGCGACGCTCAACCCACACAGCCAACGTGAGCCCAACCAAAGTCACCACAGCGGCCACCACAAGAATCTCACGGTCATAGTTGTCCTTGACACCGGAAACCACAGGACCCACAACCTTGTCACGACTAGGAGAGGAGGGCTTATCCACAACGCTATTCACAGCCGCGTTCGGCGCAGCCGAATGCACAACCCCCATAGAGCTACTACTGCGTGCGCCTGAGAGTCCTGCCTCGTCACTGTGACCCTTAACCGTGTTCTTCTGGCACCCGCCACTGAGGGCCTTAGCAACAGTCGGGCCGGGGATGTAGCGCTCACCGGTAGTGGTGGTGATGGCCTGCGTGCACCCCCGAGTGTTCACCTCGAGCACGTACCGGCCATCCCGCTGACAGGTCACCTCACCACGCACGTCAGCGCACGACGGTAGGCCGTCCGTCGAAGCTGGCTCAACCGAACCAACCCACAGCCATCCCGGAAACGCGACCTCACGGGCGTCACGCCACCTCAGGTAGGACACGCTCCCATCCTCCTCAACGATGAACGAACGCCCCTGCCTGTTCCCCATCGTGCGGGCATCCCACAAGCACGGCCCGTACTCCTGATCCTCCGACTCACACGCGGGAGTCTCAGACACGTCAACGGGGGCGCCAGTCTCAGCGAGCACCCACCCACCAGCAGGGGCAGCATCCTCGGCCGCATACGCGGGCACACAACCCACCAGGCCCATAACCCCAAGCACCAGGGCCACCACCATCGCACGCATTGCCTTGCTCATCTCATCGTTCCTTTCGGTTAGCCCCACCATGCGGGGCCGTGTTGCTGATGACCCAAACCATACGCCACACAGCACGGCTCACGTCAACCCCACAACACACAAACACCAGCGTGACCTGCGCCATCGAACACACGTACACACACACAACCCAACACACGCACGCGCACGCAACTAACACACAACCAACACAACACACAAACCACATGAACACCAACACAACAAAACGTGCGCGACCAGCACAAACACCAAAAATCACGACAACGAAATAACCAGCAACACAAAAACCTTTCCCAATAACCCCAGGGGATAACCCCCCCACCCCCAAAGACCGACCGCTGCGCGTCTTAGGCGCTCGGATTGCGTGCAGGTTTGGGAAGTGAGGTTGGCCCCTCAAAGCCTGTCTGTGGGGCTCTGAGGGGCCTTCCTGTGGGCGTGGCGCTTACGCGATCGCTCGCCAGTCCATGTCGAGGATTCGTTGCCTGTTGAGGATGCCTCGCGTTCTGGTGATGATGTCCGCGAAGTCTGCTGTACTGTAGGAGCCTTGTACTACTACGCATCTCGGCCCCCAGGTCATGATGGTGCAGCCGTGGCGCTCGCGGCGGATGATGAGGGTGGTTTGGTGTCGCCTGATGGTGAGGGATCGGTAGATGCCTCCGGTTTTGCCTGGGATTGGGAGTCTGCCGTAGTTGAGTGTGGTGTTGATGAGATGGTAGGCGGCTTGCGGGTGGATGCGCATGTAGTGGGAGATGAGGCGGGCGTAGGCTGCTTTGAGGAGGTTGGTCAGCATGTCTTCTCCTGCGCCCATTTGATGGTGTCGCGTTGGCTGACGCGGAAGGTGGGTACTACGTCGTATCGGCCGCATTTGATGTGGCCCTGCATGGCGGCGTCGTGGATGGTTTGGTAGTTGGTGCCGGTGAGTGCTTCGGCTTGGCGGAGGGTGATCATGTCTGGGTGGTGGGTGTAGACGGGTTCGGCGGCCATTAGATGTTCCTTTCGGTTGTGCTGATGACTGGAGTGTAGACAGGGTTGGACGGGGTTGTCAAGCCTTGGGTGTCCAGCCGAGGTGGTTTAGGCGGCTGTAGTCGCCTTCGCGTTCGAGGAGGACGTGGCCGGTGCGGCCTTCCCGGTTTTTGGCGACGTGGATGTCGGCGCGGGTCCAGTCGGTGACTCCGTTTTCGTGGGGGCAGGAGAGGAGGAGGACGACGTTGGCGTCCTGCTCGATGTTGCCTGACTCTCTGAGGTGGGAGAGCTGGAGTTCCCCGCCGGGGGACTGCTCTGCCTGTCGGCCGAGCTGGGCGATGGCGAAGATGGGGATTTGGAGGTCCTTGGCGAGGTTCTTGAGGGACCTGGTGTATTCGCCGATGAGCTCCCACCGGGCTCTCCGGTCGCCGGGGGCGGCGTTGATGAGGCCGATGTAGTCGATGAATGCGGCTGTGAGGCCGTGTTGGCGGTGGAGGAGGCGTGTGGTGGCTACGAAGTCTCCGATGGTGAGGTTGGCTCGGTCGTCGAAGTGGATGGGGAGTTGTCGGAGGTGGGGGGCGGCTGCGGTCATGCGGGCTTGTTCGTCGGGGGTGGGGTGGCGGCGTCGGGTTACGGCGTCGCCGGGGACGTTGGCGATGTTGGCCATGATGCGTGACCAGAGTTCGCGGCCGCCCATTTCGAGTGATGCGAAGTAGACGTGGCCGGTGTCTGCGAGGTTTGTGGCGGCTTGGAGGGCTGCTAAGGTTTTCCCCACTCCAGGTCTCGCCGCGATAACATATAGCCCACCTGGTTTCCAGCCTCCGATGATCTGGTTGAGGTCGGGCCAGGGGGTGGGGGTGAAGGGTGTTGCCTTGGTGGTGAAGTCGGTGATTTGGGTGAGGCAGGTGTCGTTGTTGACGAGGGTGGTGCTGCCGGTGCTGACTTGGTTGAGGAGTTCGCGGATGCTGGCTTCTGCGTCGCTGGGGTCTCCGCCTGCTTCGATGATTTGGAGGCCGCGGGTGCAGGCGTCGTGGAGGTGTCTGCGGGCGGTGTCGTCGATGAGTTTGTTGGCGTGGACGCCTGCGAGGTTGATGTGGCCTCCGTGGACGCCGTTCATGGTGTCGAGGAGGTAGTCGGGGGTGACGTGGGCGGTGGTGATGGAGGGGAGTTTGTCGAGGAGGAGGTCTGGGGTGAGTCCTTGGCCGGGGTTCTTCTGCTTGTAGTCTTCGATGAGCTGCCAGATGGCGGCGTTGCGGGTGTCTGCGAAGTGGTGGGGGTGGATGTTGTCGAGGTCGATGAGGGCGTTGCGGTCGCCGCTGAGGGCGATGCCGATGATGGTGGTTTCGGTGTTCATGTGTTGTGTGGGGTGTTGGTGGGGGCCTGCTGGTGTTGCAGGCCCCCGTGGGTGGCTATGGTACGTCGTAGGTGGCGGAGAGTGGGATCATTTCGATGGTCACTGTGACCATGTTGTCGTCTCCGACTTCGCCAAATTCGATCTTCGGCACTAGCGGATCATTCGGATTCATCTGTCGCCGTCCTGGGGAGGTAGTGGGAGAGCCTTTGAATTGCGACTATCTGGTTCTTGCTGAGCTCGGACCCCATGAATACGTCTCGCAGGAAAGAGAGTTCTCCGATGGGGATTGCGACACAGGGGCGCCAGGCATAGATGCTCGTGAGGTAGATGTCGTGGTGGATGTAGTGTCCGACCATAGGGCCGTCTAGGAGGTAGTAGCCAGAATCTGGTTCCTCTACGTCTGCTAGGGTGGCGGTTGTGCCACTGATATCGACGCCTCGGTATTGTCCTTTGTCGATGCGAATGAGGGATGCGGTTGGCCGGGTCATGGTTTCAGTTTTCTGTGATGTGGTTGGCGGTGCGGATGATGTCGATGAGGAGCATGGATAGGACTTGTGGGTCGTTTGTTTTCAGTGCTCGCGCGACATGTTTGTATGTGCTCACGTTGGGGGTGCATTGCGGTAGGTTCTTGTTGGTGGCGTCAAGGAGGGCTGCGGTCATGCGGGCGTCCTTGAAGATGATGTGCGCGTCGGCAGTGAAGATGATGTTGGCGATGGCGTTGGAGGTGAGGTTGGCGGCGGCCGCGAGGATGCCGAGTCGGACCACGGGTTCATTGCCGCTGAGCCTCCTGTCTCCGGGGCTCATTGCGTAGGCGATGGAGTGGATGGAGAATTCAGTGAGGGGGAATGTGCGTGTGGGTGCGATGAGGTGGTGTCAGTTGGCGGGGCCTGCGTAGTGGAGGGCGGCATGGGTTTCGTCGGTCATGGCGGTGTTCCTTTCGGTTGTGCTGATGACTGGAGTGTAGACAGGGTTGGACAGGGCTGTCAAGCACTGGGGGTGCCCGTGATGTGAGCGCCCCCAGTGGGGACGTCAGCCGCGTCCGGTATGCCGGTCTAGGCGGGCTTGCTGCTCTTCCCACCCTGGGTCACCGGGGAGCCCCATGCTTGGCTTCCAGAAGTTCACGTAAGGGCGCGGGTCGATGCCGTGCGCCTCGCAGGCGTACCAGAAGTCTTCCTTGGTGGCCACCTTGCCGGTGTTGGGGTTGATGGCCGGTGCGGCCTGGCCAGGGTTAGGGGGATCGAGCTCGTCCTCCCAGCTGCCTGCGCGAAGCCAGGTGGCGGGGTAGGGGATGTACTGCGGCTCGGTTCCCTTGGCCTTCCATGCGGCCTTCTGGCGCTGGAGGCCGTCGAGGAGTTCCTTGGGGGTTACTCCGCGCTTCATGGCTGCGCGGTACGCCTTCTCGGCGTCGAGCTTCTTGACCTTCTTGGGGTAGTGGGGCCACCATTCCGTGAAGCCGTCTGCGGGCTTCTCAGTGGGCTTGGCGGGCGCCTCGGGGGTAGGGGTGGCCGGTGCGGGTGCTGGCGCGCTCGCGGGCACCTCAGGGGCCTCCTCGCGGGCGTATCCGCGCTCAGCGTCTTCGCGGCGGCGCATAGCGGAGTCGTCCCAGCCGTCGATACGCCACGGGTGCCAAATGTAGAGGGTGGAGGTGTCGCGGCCCCCCTCGGCGGTGCGGTGGATGCGAGTGATGACGTTGCGCTCTTCAAGGACGTTTAGGGCGTTCTTCACCGCTGACTTACTGGCACCGATGTCCCTGGAGAGTCCTTTGATGGCAGGCCAGGCGCAGATGGCGTCGCCCTGCTCAGGGTGCATGTTGGCGCGGTTGGCGATGGCGATGGCTGTGAGGCGCGTGGCACCCTTGATAGTGTCGGGGAGGTTGAGGGCTTGCATGATCGCAGTGAATGACATATGCTGTCACTACCTTTCTTGTGTGTGGGGGCCAGCCTTGTTGTGGGGGCTGGCCCCCTTTGGGTTTTCAGATGGTGTAGGAGCCGTTGAGGAAGCCGTTGATGAGGTCTTCCTGGCCCTTTCCGGTGATGAGTGTGGTCACGGACTCGATGAGTCGCCCGCCTGGCAGGTGGATTGGTCGCACCTGCGGGCGGACGAGCCCCTGCTCGATGCGACGCTGCGTGGGCTGGTTGCCACAGCGGCCCGTACCCTTGGTGACCCACTGATTGTCGCGGAGCCACCGGTAGAGGCGCTTCTCTCCGATGTTAACGCCGTGTGAGGCGAGGATGCGGGCGACGTCGCGGACGAGGAGGTCTCCGTCTCCAGCGGCGATGGCCTTGCCGAGGGTGGTTGCGGGCTTGTCGGCCTCGATCTGAGCCTCTGCGGCCTCGGCGCGGGCAGTGGCAGCCTCGATGGTCTTCTGGGCCTCAATGAGGGCGTAGGCCATGAGCTCAGGGCCTTCCAGCTTGGGCTGGACGCTGTAAGCGCCAGTCTTCCTAATGCTGGGGAGGACCTCTCCAGTGACCCAGCGACGGAAGGGCTTAGCCTCCGGCTTGTCGCTTCTGAGGATCACCTCATATAGGCCCGCCTCGGTGATGAAGGTGGCGTTTTGCGTGCGCCCAAGCCGATCAAGGATGGGGTGCGTCTGGCGCAGGTCATCCTCCAGGCGTGCCGCAAGCCTTGAAGTGTCCTTGATTTCCAGGGCGGCTGCGACATCGCCGAGGTTGAAGAGTGGGTCGCCTTCATGGGAGACGATGGTTCGGACCTGCTGGTCGTGGAAGGTGTGGACAACGATGTCGGACATGTTTGCTCGCTTTCTGTTGAAGTGTTCGACGGTAGGTTCATCGTAGCAGACATGAGGCGGCCCCCGCAAGGGAAAGTGAGCTGAACCTTGCGGGGGCCTATGTCGAACACCTCTAGTATAGCAGGCGCGGGACGCCTCTTGCACCCCAGGGGAGGGGTCAGAATCTGGCCAGGGGAGGGGTCAGAATCTGGCCAGGGGAGGGGTCAGAATCTGGCCACGAACCTAAAAGAAGAACCTCAAAGAAGAACTCTTACGCCCTTCGGGCTCGTGTGTGCGGCTCCGCTTCGCTCCGACCGTCGGACCGTTGGTCCTTGGTCGTCGCCTTGGCCTGTGGTCCAGTTGGTCCACGAGAGCAAGGACGAGGAGATGGTTCGTTGACTAGTCACGTACCTGGCTCTAGTTGATCCTTGGTTGCCTGATCGAGTTGGAGCGTTCAGAGACACCTTCGTCGTCCTTGCCCTTCCTTGCTGTACCGAGACGGAACCTGACCTTGAAGACTTCCTTGCTCTAGTGCCAAGCAATGGGTTGGGTTGTGGTTGCGTTGGGTTGATCGTCTCTAGTTGGTCAGCTCTCACCAGAGAGGGTTGGGCCTCGGCGACGGGCGGCGCACACCCCAGGAAGGCCACCAGGAGGCTCGTGGACAGCCGAACAGGGGCGGGTGTGTGTGCTGGCCTGGGTGGGGTGCCGAAAGGCCCTCAGATCGCCTCCTGTGGCCTCGGGTGGTTCTGGGGGTGAACTGTCCGGGTTTTCCGGTGGGTTGCATGGTCGCTGTAGTCGCATGTAGACTTGTCGTGCTGATAGAGGCCCGCCGGATGGGTCGGAGTGAAGTTTCCTTTCCTTCTCCGTATGCCCGGCGGGCCTCGCCTTTACCTAGAGCCCCTTGCCGTGGTAGACTTTCCTGGTCAGCCATCGAAAGGACCACCATGACCAACCCCAACACTGACCGCCAGTTTCCGAAGTGCACTCACTGCGGCGAGCCCTACCGGCCCCCGCGCACGACGGCGAAGGAGTTCCCAGGCACCAAGCCCTACGGCGGGCGAGGAGCCTGCAACGCCTGCTACCGGGAGTTGCTGCGAGGCCACACCCCCAAGGCGCTCATCGACTGGACCGTCGAACACAAGTGCTCATCGTGCGGCCAGAAGATGCGCCCCTCACGGAGCTCCGTGAAGGACTGGCCGGGTACGCGCCCCTACTCTGGGCAGGGGAAGTGCTCGACGTGCGCGAAGGAGGCGCGACGGGCGTATCCGACGGTCAGGGAGCTGGCCGAGATGGGTCACCCGTGCATTGAGCCCTGCCCCCTCCCGTCCAGTAAGCGATCCAACATCTGGTGAAAGGAGTACCCATGCTGTATCTACTCGTCTACGGCGACAAGAACAAGCCTGAGGTCGACGTCATCCTCTGCGACAATCATCCCGAGCGCACGAACGACGGCACCCTCATCTTCCGCAACGAGGGCCAGCGGGACATGTACGTCTACCCGGGCGATTACCTGTCGATCCAGCACGCCTACTTCGGCGGGAAGGACGCGTCCCCGTCGTTCCTGTTCGACATCCGCGAAGGCTCCCCGTCGAACGAGGGCGTGTCTATGACATACCCGGGGGATGTGCGATGAGCGCCGTGGAGAGGATTGCGTCGGTGCACGAGAGGGTGGCTCTGGCTGCTATGGACTGCGCCGCCGATGAGCTGCGCGACGCTTTGAATGATGCCGACCAGTGCGGTGCTTGGGATGTTCCGGCCCATAGGCGTGACGCGGAGCAGGATGAGGCGGTTATCCGCGTCCAGGAGGCGCAGGAGGCCCTTGAGGAGCAGTTGGAGATGTTCGTGGATGACCGGTATGGGTTCGACGCGACGGTCCAGCTGGAGATGGGGGTCCTGTGATGGAGGTTTTTGAGCGGGCTGTCGACTCCTTGAGGGAGACTAGTCGTGAGGTTGACGACCTAGAGGCATTCGGTCTGAGCGCTCCAGTCGCCGATGACCTCCTGGATGAGGTGGAGGCCAGGTTTATCGACGCTCGCAGTCGGGTTGAGGCGATCCTGGCGCGCATGCTCTTTGATCGCGGAGTGTATGCGGATGTTGAGCTTCATGGAGTCAGTGCTGGTGGCGTGGAGTAAGCAATCTCGTCGCCGTAAGGAGCTCCCTAAGGACTGGGCGAAGATCAGGCAGACAGTCCTCAAAAGGGATGGTGGCGTGTGCGTGTTCTGCGGCAACCCCGCGAATCAGGTGGATCATATCTTCCCTGATGGCCCGCACGTGCCAGACAATCTCAGGAGCCTCTGCCAGCACTGCCATATGGCTAGGACGCAGCAGCAGTCTGTTGAGGCGCGAAAGAGGCGCTACAATCGTGGCAATAAGGCTCGCGGCCCACGGCCGAAGAGTAAGCACCCCGGATACTTGTAGGAGACGATGATGGGAGTTAAGGGACCGATTCCGAAGCGCAGCACGGAAGGGCACCGCACCACTCAGGCGCGTAAGCTCGACGGAGGGGTGGAGCCCGTGAACGTGGTCGCCGAGCAGGTCAAGCCCCCGAAGCCTGACCCCGACTGGCACCCGATCGCGAAGAAGCTGTGGAAGGCCGTGGAGCAGTCCACCTTCACCCGCTACTACGAGCCGTCTGACTGGATCGTCCTCTACTCCACTTGTGATGACTTGTCGAACTACAAGATGCAGGATCGGCGTTCGCCTACGATGCTGGCGGCTGTGAACACGATGCTCACCAGCCTCCTCCTCACCGAGGGAGATCGGCGTCGCGTGCAGATCGAGATCAACCGCGTGGACGAGTCCGAGGCTGAGTCTGCTGGCGTGGTCGCTCTCCAGGCTTGGGCGAAGGCGCGGGCCGCGAAGTGACCGAGACGCTCCCCGCACCCCGGGAGCGAACAGACACGCTCCCCCTCGAGCTCCCTGAGCGCACCCTCGGCTATCATGCTGCCGCCTGGATGATGGACAACCTGGTGCAGCCTAACGGGCCGCGCGCTGGACAGCCGTTCATTCCGACGGACCGGCAGATCGAGTTCCTTCTGCACTTCTACGCCCTTACCCATAAGGGTTCCTTTGTGTATAGGCAGGGAATTAGAAGGTTAAGCAAGGGATCAGGTAAAGCTGTAAGCTTGCTCACACCCATTCTTACCCCCAATGGATGGAGGAAGTTCGGCGACCTTCGCCCCGGAGACTACGTGTTCCACCCGTCCGGCAAGCCCACCAAGGTCACCCAGGTCCACCCTATCGACCAGTGGGACACATGGGAGGTGGAAATCTCCGACGGCACAGTCCTCACCGCCACCGGCGAGCACCTGTTCACGGTGGATGAGTTCGTTGGTTCAGCCAAACGCAAGCGCCGCACTCTCGATGTGCGCGCCATGGCTCGGGAAGGGTGTTTCAACCTCCGCCTCCCCGACGTAGACAAGGACGAGCTGCGCGCCCAGGGAGTCCCTGGTGGGGTGCTGGAGGGCTTCCAGAACGGGCGAACCATCGTCAATGCCCGCCGGGTCCCTCCGGTTGATGCTCGTTGTATCACTGTGGCGGCTGAGGATGGCCTGTATCTGGTGGGGGAGACGATGGTGGTCACCCATAATTCCCCGTTCGCCGCCGCGTTGTGCCTGTTCGAACTCCTCGGCCCTTGCCGGTTCGATGGTTTCGACCGACATGAGCCGTTTGGGGTGCGCGCCAAGCCTATGAGCATGCCGCTCGTGCAGATCGTCGCTACGTCGGAGGCTCAAACCCAGAATACCATCCGCATGGTCAGGGCGTTCTGCCAGAAGAAGGGGTCGCTCGCCCGCAAGTACGACCTCGAGGTGGCGAAGACGTTCATCGAGACGCCGGGCGGGGGGAAGCTTCAGCAGATGACATCCTCTGCGCACTCGATGGAGGGTGGTGAGGTGTCCTTCGTTGTGGGCGACGAGCTGGAGCACTGGCTTCCTGCTCAGGGCGGGCCGGCCATGTTGCAGACGATTCAGCAGAACGCGGCGAAGATGGGTGGCCGGTTCATGGGTACTTGTAACGCTTGGGTGCCGGGCGAGCAGTCGTCGGCTGAGGCGATCTTTGAGGCTTGGTGCGATCAGGAGGATGGCCTCACGCGCGGTAAGACGAAGGTGCTCTATGACGCCCGTATCGCTCCCCCGAATACGGTTCTGACGGACGAGCCTGAGGAGGGGCAGGTCGGTCTCACGGAGGCCCTCGAGTATGTGTATGAGGACTGTCCGTGGGTGAACCTGGAGTCCATCAAGGAGCAGATTTGGTCTCCCGAGTACCCTGAGTCGCGCTCCATTCGCTTCTTCCTGAACCGCCCGAACGCAGCTGAGGCGTCCTGGATCACCCTGGAGGAGTGGACGCAGCTCCGTAAGCCTGACCGGAAGGTAGAGCCTGGGGAGCGGATCGTCATGTTCTTCGATGGCTCCAAGTCCAATGACCATACGGCCCTCGTGGGGTGCTGCATGGAGGACGGGCACATCTTCAAGATCGGGCATTGGAAGCCTGAGAAGCCGCTCGGGGTTGTGAATGTGGCTGCCGTGGATGCTGGGGTGCGGAAGGCGTTCGACACCTACAACGTGGTCGCGTTCTGGGCTGACGTGCGCGAGTGGGAGTCGTTCACCCGTACTGCGTGGCCTGAGGACTTCGGCGACAGGCTGATCGTCCCCGCGGTGCGCGGCGGCATGTCCGCTTCGCCGATCGCTTGGGATATGCGGTCGCACGCGTACCAGTTCGCTGAGGCTGCGGAGACGGCGTTCACGGAGATTCAGCAGCAGACGTTCACTCATGATGGGGACTCTGCCCTGGGTGAGCATGTGTCGAACTGTCGCGTGAATGAGTTCAAGGGCCGCTGGTCGGTGAAGAAGGAGTCCCCGAAGTCCTCGAAGAAGATCGACCTGGCCGTGTGCATGATCGGCGCTAGAATGCTGTATAGACATGTGAAGAACTCGAAGGAGTGGGCGGACCTGACTGCTCCGCGAGGCGAGTGGAAGGTGTTCATGTGAGCTTCCAGAAGATGATCTCCAAGTTCTCATCTGGCGCCTACCGCCCCATCACCTATGAGGGCTACTACGAGGGGAAACGGCGCCTCGACGCGGTGGGTATCAGCCTGCCTGCGAAGGCGCGTGTCCTGGAGATTCAGGCCCCGTTCGCTAAAATGGCGGTGGATGTCCTCACCGAGATTCTGATCCCCGACGGGTACCGTGTCGCAGACGACGACAAGATGGGTGTGGTTGACCTGTTGCGGAAGACGTGGCAGGCGAACGACATGGATTCCCAGTTCAACCTGGCTGCCGCCGAGGCCATTAGTGCTGGCGCCGCATACTGGGTGATCGCCCCTCCGGATGACGAGCACGAGTTCGCTTCGATTCGCGCCGTGGATGCGAAGCATGCCCGTGTGCGCATCAACTTCCGTGGCGAGGTCGTCGAGGGCGTGGTCCTCTACCGCCGTGACGACGGCAACGTGGGTGCCACCTATTACACGCCCGGCGGCGTAGAGTTCTACGCGAAGGGCAAGTACGACTGGAAGAGCGTACGGCAGGGGCGCCCCGGGACGAGGGGGGCGGCCGCGCCTCC